AGCCCCGCATTGGTCTGCGGGCCCATTGACTGAGCAGCCTGCAGTGCGGAGCGCTCAAGGCCTTTGCCAACCATATCGTAGGCGGTCGCCGCATCTTTCGCATCGCCCGCGTTGAAGCCAAACGCGCTCGCGATATTGCGCCAGGCGGGGCCTGCGACACCGGTCGCCCCAACGTTATCGATGTTGGACAGGACGATCCGGTTGTTCTCGTGCTGCGTTCCTGCCGCGGTGTACTGGGTGCGCGCCGAATCCCGTTCGGCTTGCAATTCGGGGAGCGCCTGTGCATCACCCGGTTGCGGCACGAAGACGTTTTGCGTCGGAGGGTTCGTCACCCCAGTGATGTTGCCGTTCGCATCTTTGGTAACTACAACGGGACCGCCCGTAAGACCGTTCACACCCATCGTCTGACGCCCTTCCGGCCCGATCTGGTTCGCTACGCCAGCGCCGGTCGGCGTTCCCGGCGGCGCGCCGTAATCTCCCGTGGCCGACACCGGTACCGTAGCGGCGCCGTTGTTCACGAGCGCGGTGCTTGCGCGCCGCTCGTCTTGCTGTGTCGGGGCCGGCGTCGTCGTGCGCGCGAGTTGCGTCAGCACTTGGCCTAGCGCCTGAGGGTTGTTGGCGGTATTCGCGATTGCCTGTTTCGCCTGGCTCACGAAACTAGTGCCGTAGCCGGTCAATTGCGGCATAAGCGCGTCGAGCTGATTCGCCATTTCCTGAGGCGTAGCCGTCACGCTGCCATCAGGGCGTACGAACGACGACAGCGCCGCATTCACGACCTGATGGTCTCCCTGCGACATGTTCGCGACCGTCGTCTTGTACTTGTTGATCGCGTCGGTGTGCGCCAGCAACTCTTGGCCGTAGAGGTTCTGCGTCAACGGGATGTTGTGCGTCGCCCATACCTGAAACTTGTTCGGATCAACGGTCCCGTCCGAGTTGTAGAACGGCGAGTTCGGATCCTGTAGCGCCGCGGAATAGGCTTGGCGCTCCGACTGAAGCTGTGCGCCCTGGCTCGCCTGCTGCTGAAGATTTTGCGTCTCGGCCTGCATCATCTGGTTCTGCTGCCGGATATTGGCGAGCTGAGCCAGCGACACCATCGGTTGCAGGGTTTGGCCCATCGACTGCATCGGGCTGCCCTGATTGACCTGCAGGGGAATGCTCGGATCGATCGGCATGTCGTTACCCCGTGTAGTTAGCGATCAGGTCTTGGGGCGTATTGGCGCTCATCGCCGACGCGTTTGCGGCCCCCCCGCCAAACAGGTTTCCGCCTGCGAGGTTGTTCATCATGTAATAGCCCATCGCGTTATTGATGCCGCCGGTGATGGCGTTGGCCGCGCCCATCGTGCCCGCGGCCTGCGCGTTGCCAGCACCGGTGATCGTGTTGGCGATTCCGCTCGCCATGCCGGCGCCGGTCATCCCGGTATTCGAGGCGGCGTTTTGTCCAAGCTGTGCGAGGCCGGCGAGGCGGTTGTAGATGTTTTGGTTTTGCGTCTGATACTGGTTGAACTGCTGACTGTTCTCGTTCATGTACAGATTGGCCGCATTGTTGAAGCCCGTCTGCGCGAAATTTTGGTTGTAGTTGATGAGCCCTTTCAGGGCCGCGCCCGAGAGCGCGCCGTCCTGCGCAGCCTGGCTGTTCTGCAAGGCCTGCGTCCCCTGATCCAACTGGAAGTTGTACGCAGGGCTCATGAACTGTTTCCAGTTCGTGTTGTTGATCGACGGCATGATCCCCATGGGGGTATTGAGCGTCGGCAACTGACCGGTGAGCGTCGATAGCGCAGTCGTCCCGGCATTCAAGAACGGCTGCTCTTGAGACACCGTGTTGTTGTACATCGCCATCTGGGCGGCTGTCGCATTGTTCGACGCCGCGGCCTGGGTATCGGCAGCCGATTTCGACGCGCTCCCCGAGATTAGGCCACCCGCGATCGACCCGCCGACAATGGCTAACGGCACTGCTGCTGGCATAGCCAATCCCCTTTGCTCAGACCGTACACGAGCTGGTCGTGAAGCACCCCGCTTTTCAGGATGCTTCGGTCATTGATTCCGAACTGCCTCATGCCGCAATCGATCGCGAATTTCGCCGCGATCTTGTTGTAGGCGGGCACGTTGGTGATGATCCGCTGGCAATTGGTGTTCTCGAACATCCATGCACATCCCGCCGCGCCGGCTTCCTTCGCGAAAGGCCCCCACGCGGCCGGCGTCATGCACGTATGGACCTCGTAACAGACCGTGTTGTGCGGATGAAGCATGAAGACGCCGAGCGCTTTCCCTGCGGCATCGGATGCCGCGAGATAGACGATCCTTTCATCCATGGGAGGCTCGAAACTTTCCGCGACGGGGGATCCGTCGTCGGTGATATGGCGGTAGACCCAACGATTCGTCATGATCGACCGTATCAGCCCGACGTCTCGCGTACGCGAGATAGAGACGATGCTCATTCCACGAACAACTGAACGTAGAGATCGCCAGCACCGACGGCGGTCGAATCGGTGTCGGCCACGCCCGTAGTCGTCGCCACCCACATCGTCTTGCTGAAGTTGACGCCATCCGACCACGTCAGCGGCACTTGAGTCGACGCTGGCACTTGGATCGTGAGCGCCGGAACCGTCGTGCCGACTGTCGGCGTATCGGTCGATTCGTAGAGCTTCACGTAGCGCGCCGCGGCGTTCGTGTTGATCAGTAGTGCGCCCTTCAGGTTGGCGCCGTAGCCCTTTACCTGATTCAGGTTCGTGCTTGCCGCCGAGACGAAGCGAAATTTCATTGCTGCCATGGTGTTCTCCGGTTATGCGATGCCAATCTCGCCCTCGGCCTCGAACACAAGGCCGGCAGCAGAACCAAGGCCAGTCAGGAAGTCGGCCGCATCTAGGCGCACCAAGCCGTACCAGTCGAGGTAATTGCCAGGGTTCCCGGCAGCGGGGATGCTCGTGCCGCTGAACGCGAACTGAGTGCCGGCCGCCGAGCCGCCCGTGGCGCCGATATAGAGCGAGGCAGAAGCGGCCGACGCGCCCGTATTGACGACGCGGACGTGACGCAAGATCACATACGCTGCCGTGTTCGTGCCGGCGAGGCCAGTGCCACCCGAGAGGGAGGGCGGATTGATGATGTTTGCGATGGTCGTGCCCAGTGCTACCGGGCCGAAGCGCAGTATCTTGTTCGAGGCCATTGAGAGTCCTTACTGAGGGGCCAGGAAGCCCTTGACGAACACTTTGTTCGTGCCGTTTGGGATGGCCGACGTGAACGTCAGCGTTTTGCCGTTCAAGCTGTATTGATCGGGTCCTTGAAACGCACCGTCGAACGTCACGATAAGATTGGCCGTCCATCCGTACGCTTGCGAAAGCGTCAGGACGGTCGTGGTCCCAGCGGTGAAGTCAACGCCAGCGGCAAATCCCGGCGTGCCGCCGCTGCCCTTCTCGTCAAACCATCCACCGGGCGCGAGCAGGCCCGCGCGCATCATTGGTTCGTCAGCCTCCGGGGCGTCGATCAGAACCGCCGGCCCCGCGCTTCCTGGCACGCCTGGCAGCCCCGGCGGCCCCTGGATCGCAAAGTATTCCCCTGCGTCACCCCCATCGTCCCCAAGAAAGGCAGGGCTCAGAGAGGTGACGACGCTTGTACTTGCCGCGGCGCCAGACGCGCCCCCGGTACGCTGCCAAAGCGCCAGGATGAGGTAGTAGAACGCGCGAACCGGACGTCCCTGCGAGTCGGTCCAGGATGGGACGTTCGACAGAGGGAAGCCGGCCGGAATGTTTGCCATCTCAACTCACAATCAGCGTCGCGCCGACCACGTCGCGCGGCACCGGATCGGAGAACTTCGCCTCGTAGACGCGATCACGCGCATTCCCGAGGCGACGCCAGATCGCACGATTCTTAGTTTTGCCGACCTTGCCGATCGACTGCCAGTGCTCGTTGCTCCACGTCTGCCCGGCGTCATCGGACCAACGCAGCATGACTTGCGGGTCGCTGCCCTGCCCGCTTTGCAGGCCCACGCCCGGCGTGAATTCCAGCTGCAGCCGCGCATGAAAGACGCGTTCACGATCGCTTTGATCCCACACGTGCGGCGTGCGGCGCCAGCAGACCAACGGGTTACCGTTATCGCTATAGATCGAGCGCGACATTTGATACAGGTTGCCGCTCTGGTAGTCGCCCACCATCCGCATGCCGGCGAAATTCAGATAGCAGTTCGATTGGTGCCGATGGAACTGCCCCGCGGCGGGGGCGTAGCTCAACCGCTGGTGCCATAGGTTCGTGGTGATGTCCCAAACCCATGTCACATCGGCGGTCGGGAACGTGAGGACATAGAACATGTGCCCATCGTCCTGATAGGCGTACGCGATCGCATCGCTGATTACCGGATAGCTCGCGATCGCATGATTCACGGCGATGGTCGATCGATCGGATATCTCGTAGCCGACCGTCGCTTTCACCGTGTTCTGCCCTTGCTCGTTGGAGCCCAGCCAAATCAGGCTGTTGCCGGCGCGCGCGACGCTCTGCGCGGCGGCGCATCCGTGCTGCATCGTGACGCCCTGGAGGCGCGAGAACGGGAAATTCTGCCCCTCCGAGCTGCCCGCGTCGTACCAGACCTCGGTCGTGCGCTCGCCGATGAGCCACAGTTCGCGCTTGTCTTCGATGAACGTCACGAGGTTGTCGGTGCTCGAGTCCTTCAACGCGAAGTACGTCGCATCCAGCGCCTTCTTGCCGTCCCAATAGAGCGGCGACGTGTAGAACGTCTGGGAATTCGGCTTGTTGAAGACGAACCAACCATCGATAAACGAAACACGCGTCGCGCCGAGCCACGCCGCGTCGGCGATCTGCGCCATGGTCGATTTCCCGATGTTCACGACGTACCCGTTTGGCCCGTCGACGATCACGGCGATGCCGCCGGCGCCGTTGTCACGCACGACGACAGGGCCCGAACTCGTCAACAGCGTTCCGAGCGTGGTCTGCGTCAGGACGGCCGGGGTCGTCTCCGTGGCCGCCGTTTGGACCGTGAGCATGAAGGCCTGGTTGCCGGATACGACGATCGCTTGCGTCGCGCCAGGAAGCACCCACCCACCGCGCACCGGACCGTTGCCGACCGTGATCTGATTCAGTAGGCCCGGCGTGCCGAGCAGCGCCTTGGGCGTCTTCGAGTCGCCGTTCTGCGTGACTTCGACGTACCAATTGACGAGCTTCTCGGCGTCCTGCAGCAGCATCGGCGCTTCGTACGCCTGCCCGACGAACGCGAATTGGCTCACAAAAAGCCTCCATGAAGCACCCACCCGGCGTCATTCTTCGCGCGGCCGGCGATGCCCCTGTCATACGTTGCCGTGTTCTGCGCCTGCGCATTGAGGTTCTTCACCGCGGCCTTGGAAATCTTGTACTGCTCGAGCAGCGACTGCGGCATCGGCGCCATGCCCTTGTACTCGGGCCATAGCTCGAGCGCGAGCGCGACTTTCAGGAAGCGCGTGTAGCCCTGCGGCAGCGTCACCGGCGTATTGAGCGTGAGGAAATCCGTGAACAGGTTGTCGGTCCACAGATGCACCTCCCCGCCCTGCGACGGATTCGGGAAGAAATAGAACGTCCCGAGCGGTATGGAGGCGTCGTAATACAGCACCTTCGGCCACGGCCCCGGCTGATTCTTGAGCCCGATCGAGGACCACTGATCGAGGCCGATCACGTCCAGCGGATAGTCCACTTGCGAGATCCCGCTCGTCGTCAGGCGCGTGAAGCCGGTCAGAACACGCAGCGGGCGCTGGATCGCGAGATCGCCGGGCGTCGTGTACGCGATCTGGAACAGCACCGAATACGTCGCTGTGGCGTTCGCCGACATCGTCACGGTGTTCGCGCCGATCGCCGTCACCGTGGCGCCCCCAGGAATGCCCGAGCCGCTCACCGACGCACCGATCGCGAGATTTGCCGGTATGGCAGTTACGTTCGCGATGACGTTGCTTCCCTGCGTCACCGTACCCAGGAACGTCCCGGCCGCCGGGTTGCCAACCGTGTAGATGTTCTTCCCGCTCGTGAGGTTGAAAATGTTCTCGACGCGCGCGTAACAGGCGAGATGCTCGTTCGATAGACTGTCGAGCAAGTCGTTAAGCACGACGAGCGCGTCATTGGCCGTATCGTCGTCCGGCGTCTCGCCGGCCGCGAGCTCGTTGATACGCTTGAGCGCCCCCGCGATGACGTCAAGCGCGGTCGCCGACATTACTTGGCCTCGCTCTCGGCTTTCGGATCGGCTTTGACGAGCGACGCGAGATCGTCCGTCCAGCCCTTCTTCGCAGCCGCTTTCTGCTCTTCGGCCGATTCGACGATCAACGTCTTGAGGACGCCGCCATGCAGCGCGCGCTTGAGCGCTTCCTGATCCTCGAAAGGCTGCTCGGCGCGGTAAAGCATTTTTGGGAATTCCATCACTGCTCCGGTTCAAATGGGGCGCCGAAGCGCCCCGAGCCTTAGAACGAGTTCATGTAGCCCGAGCCGGCGGCCACAACGTCACCGGGTTGCGGACGCGATACCTCGAACGTGTACGAGCCTGCGTTCGGCGTGATGGCGCCAGCCGTCAGATTGCCGAACGTGATCGTGATCTTGTCGTTCGTGGTCGCGTCGGCCGTCACGTTCACGACGATCAAACCCGCCTGGAATGCACCGGGCGAGCCGACGTACTCGATGACGTCGCCCGGTTGCGTGCCAAGGCCAACGCTCGTGAACGATTGCTGCGCCGTAGTGTTCGCGGCGACGGAAGCCGGCGTGATCGAGGCCGTCGAGAGAATCGCCTGTTTCTGGATGTTGCCGACGGAACCGGTGGGGACCGGGTTGGCAGTGATCGCCGGGCCCGGATTGGTGATAGTCATGATGCTTGCTCCTGAAAGTGGAGAAGCCGTCCGAAGGCGGCCTCAGTTCGGTTAGCCAGCGACGCGGCAGGCCAGTTCGCGATACAACGACGCCCAGCCGTATAGGACGTCCATACGAGCTGGGATTGCATCGTTGTTGATCGTGTACTGACGCACGATGCGGATCGACATGCCAGTCTTCTTGTCGGCCGCGCGACCGGCGAAATGCACGCCGTCGGGCAGTTCAAGATCGGCCATCGCCAACGTGAACGCGTTGCGGTGCAACGCGAGCGATTGCGGGCTGTACGTATTCGCCGAGCCGAACACGGCGATGCTCGCGTTGTTGGCCGGCGCGGCCGAGACGTTTTGGAACTGGCCGCCGCTGATGATCGCGGGGGCGATCGTCAGTTGCAGTACGCCCGAGCCGTCCGACGTGTACTTGCCGCCCACGACTTGGCCGAAGCTGTTCGTGATCGGCGTGAACGTACCGTTCGACGGCGTGCCGACGGCTGGGCGCACGACGAACTGGCGAAGCTGGTTCGAGCCCCACTGTGCGCGGTTTTGCGGGTTGACCGCATAGACGCCCCCAATGGTGATGACGTCGCCCACGTTCAACACGTTCGTCGATGCCGTCCAGCCGGTCGTGTACAGCGTGCCGTTATCCTGCCAGCCGGTCGTGATGAGCGCCGAGCTCGTGCCCGACGTCGAGAAGACCGGCGTACCGCCCTGCGCGCCCACGTTGTAGCTGTTGACGTTCTGGTCCTGGTACCAGTCGAAGCCGAGCGTGTTCTTGCCGAGCATGCCCTTCTTGTACTGCTCGCCGATCATCGCCTGCGGGTTGAAGAGACCCTTCAGCGCGTCGGCCATAGTGACCATCGAGAACGGATCGAGGATCATGCAGCGGTCGCCGTCGTCCGGTACCGCCTCCGAGTCCATGATCGCTTTCGCGGTCAGCATGGTGAGCGCAGAGCTGGGCTTCGTGCCCGGGGTGCCTACCGCGTTGGCGGTGTTCTGATATGCGAACTGCAGCCCGTCGAAATCCACTTTATTGGCGATGGTGGCGACGGCGGGCTTGATCAGGCGACGACTGAAGTCGTCCATCGAAAGCAGCAGATCGGCCGTCGAGAACTGCGTATCGACGTGGAACTGCGTCGTCAGCGTAACGGGCACGCTCGACTCGACGAAGTCTTCGACGTTCAGGGCGGGGCCAACCGTACCCTTGAAGCGGGCCGGACGCCGCACGTTGACCGTATAGCCGATCTTCGCGCCGGGGATGGCAAACTTGTCGTCGTATTCACGCGTCACCTTGTCGGAGAACACGCACTCGTTTTCCAAGACCATCAGCGCTTCATTCGTGATGTCGCTGATGGTTAAAAGGTTGTTGCTCATTTCATGCTCCGTAAACGACAAAACCCGCCGAAGCGGGTTCTATTGGCTTGTGGAGCGCTACCGACCGTTTCGAGCCTTGATCTGCGCCTGTCGATAAGCCTTGTACTCTGCGTACGTCATCTGCGACGTCGGCTTTTCGACAGGTCCTGACGCTCCGGTCAGGGGCTCGATAGGCGGTGGCGCCTTCGATTTTTCTACTGCGGGTTCCGGCTTCTTCTCAGCGCCGGTTGCCGGCTGTTCGTCGGGCTTTGCGCTGGCCTTTTCGAGCTGATCCTCGAGCTTCCCGAGCATGCGCAACGCGGCGGTCTGCGACATGCCTTTCAAGAGGCGAGCTTCGCTCGGGTTCTGGGCCAGGTAATAGGCCAACTGCGGTCCCATATCGCTCTCGACGATCGCGACGTATAGGTGATTCGGCAAGTCGATCTCCGACTTGCCCACCACTTCATCAAAATCAGCGAGATCCGTCTTGGCTGCCTCCAGCCGCTTCGCCCAGTTATCGGCTAGCTGCTGTTGGGTGGCCTCGACTCGGGCTTGCTGCTCTGCCTGTTGTCGTTCCGCAAGCTTCTGATCCGTCTTCCAATCGGTCAGCGCTTCGAGGTAATCCCCATCGCTGACAAACTGCGAGCGCTCGGGCTTCGGGTCCATTTCTTTCGGCGCCGGCATGGCCTGATTGGCCTGCATTTGCTGACGGAGCTCTTCAAGCTCTGCACGCAGTTGATCGGCTTCAGTGCGCGCCTCGTTGCGTTCGTGGCGCGTGCGGACCAGCTCTTCGACAAGCGGCTTCTTCTTCGGCTGCTGCTGCCCTTCCGGCGTGTTTTCAGCGCCCTTCTTCTCGTCGCCCGCAGGTTGTTCAGGCGTCTTCGCTTCGGGGGCCGGCGTACCGGTAAGCTGCTGCATCAGCGATTCAGAGGTGACAACAGAACGTGTTTCAGACATGGATGACTCCACGAGCCCCAATAAAAACGCCCCACGCGGCGGGGTAACCGGGTGGGGCGAGAGTGAAACGGAAAACTGTTAGTGCGTCGCGTCGTTCTTGGCTGCCGCTTCGATCGCCGCAGATTCCTTTCGGACGTTCATGTGAGCCAGCAGCAGAGCCACGTGGCCCTTGATCTCTTCAAGGTCGCGCGCGGTCGTATCGCGGCTGGCGACGTCGTGCCGCTTGGTGTCGTCCTGCATCTGCGCGCGCGAGGTTTCGGCCTGCTGACGCATCTCCTCGACGCTCAAGCGATATTTCTTGTCGAGCTCGGCCTGCTGGAGCGCCTGCTGCAATTGCTGGTTCTGGCCTTGCAGCTGCGCGATGATCGCCTTCACATCGTCCGGGATGTTCTCTGGCATCTGCTTCTCGGCCATTGCGATCGGATTGGCAGCCGCGAGCCGCTCGGCAATCTGGTCGGCGCCAGGCCAATCGAATTGCCGCACGACGATGTCGTCTGCGGTCGCTGCGACCTTCTCGCCGAGCGGTGTACCGAGCAGCCCCAACATGTTCTGTGCGGCCTCCTCGCGCTTCGTCTGGTAGCCGGGGCCGGTATCGATCACGATGTCGTACTCGCCGACCGTTATGTCGTTGAGCGTCGCCGTGATGATTCCCTGCTCGTTCATCTGCTTCTGGTTGATCGTCACGCTGTCCGGCACGCCGTCTTCCCCGATGATGCGGATGACGCGCTGCGTGTCGTAGTAGTGCGGGATCAGGTCCAGGATGATTCTGCCCGTATGGCGAATCGAGCGGCAGAGGTTGTCGTAGAAGTGGAAATTCGACCGGTCGGATTGCTGCTGTCGGCGCTGCACCATCACGCCGCTCGTCTCCTGCCCGGCAGCGCCGAGCGCCGGATCGAACATGCCGGCCACGGCCTTCATGTCCTCGCTCGCGCCGATGGCCGCGTTCACCTGCGCCTGAGGCATCGCCTGCGGCTGCTGGCGCTCCGGCGGAGGCACGGGCTGGCCGCTGTCGAGAATCACAGGCTTATATTGGAGGTAGGCGAAGCTCTTGTTATTCGCCGCGTTCCATACTTCTTCCTGACCTTCGAGCTGACCTTCGGCGACGATCCACGGCGCTTTCGGCGCGAGGGCGACGATCTCCGTCTCCGACGTGCGCCAGAAGTTGTACATGCGCTGCGGATCCTGCATTCCGCGCACCATGCCGTAGCGAATGACCTTGCCTTCGAGCTCGTACTCGGCGCCGTACACTGGAATCACCGGAATCCAGCGGCCGGGCCATTCCCGCTCCATCAGGATCTCTTTGGCGGTCATCTTGTACCACATGATCCGCCGGCGCAGTGACTCGCGTTCCTGGACGATCGTGACGCCGAGGCGGTCTAACTCGCTCTGCGTCAGTTGCGATTTGTATTCGGTCTTGCCCGTCGACAGCAGGCACAGCACGTCGGGCGTCTTTTCGACCTTGAAGTACTCGGCAACTCGGATCTCGTCGTCGGTCGCCCAGTCCATCAACTCGTCGCCGGCACCGAGCGTCTTGAAGTCCACGAACTGCGCCTTCGGATACTTGCGCCGAAATTTCTTCCTCGTCATCCGGTCGCTGATGATGCACCACTCAGCGTCCGAACCATCAGGCGCCGTGCTCGACGGGTCGAAGTAGATCGTGAATGGGTTACGCACGCGATCGACGTACAGCTCTTGGTCAAAGCTGTCCTCGCGCACGTAGCGCGACGCGACGCGCCAGTATCCCCAGCCCATGCGCACCTGAAAGTCGGCCGCCGTGTCGTAGGCCGTATCGGCGTTGCTGTTCACCTGGATGTGCCGCATCAGGCCCGCGATCACGTCGGCCTTCTGCTTGTCCGCACCATCCGCGACTGCGTGAACCTGGATACGCGGCCGCTGCTCGCGCATGTTGTTGACGGCCTGCCGTACGAAGGCGTCAGTCTTGTTGATCGTGAGGCACGGCCGGTGCTCGAGCTCGCGCGCTGTCTGGATCATCGCGGGCCACTGATCACCCGCGGCGAACTTCAGGTCCTGCAGCCCTTCAGCGCGATTCTGCGACTCTGCATCGACAGCGACCTTCAGGTTCTGGACGCATTCGGTGATGATCGAGTCGCGTCCCGATTCGACCGGATTTCCTTTCGCGTCGAGGATCACGACATCCACCCACTGGGACCGCCGATCATCTGCTGAACGCGCGACACTTGCGGCTTGACAACACGCTTCACAGCTCGCCTCGCGCCTTCACAGGCATATCGCAACGCGTCAATGACATGGTTGTCCTTGTCTTCGAGAATGGGGAGTACCTGATCCGTCAACGGATCGGTCTTGTAGCGGTACAGCGAGAGTTCGTCGATCGTGTGCGTGCAGCGTGGATGCACGATGATGTCGAACGACTTCAGGAACTCGACGCCCTCTTCCAGGCTGCCCGGCCCCTTCACCGCCTTCGTGATGCGCGGGAAGCCGTTCTTCTGCATGTGGCTGATCGTCTCCGGGCGCGACGAGTCGGCCGTGATCGGCCACTTCTCGGCATCCGGCACGCTCATGAAAAGCTCCGGCAGGTTCACGATCTCGCAGCCCACCTGATACGCCTCGTAATCGACGTAGAGCGCGTTACCTTCGATAGAGCAGCGGATGAGCACGCTCGGATCGATCGAAAAGCCCCAGTCAGCGCCGAGGCGGAAGATCGTGCCCGCCGGCCGCTCGAATTCCTCAATGCGCCAGTTCTTAAACACACGCGCGTTGCTGCTCTGCTGGTAGCCGCCCAGCCAGATATGCGTGTACTTGTCCGGGTCGCGCCGCTTGTCGTACTCCATCTCCGCGACGAGCTCGGTTTCGTGAAACCACGGGTTGTCCGAGTAGTTCGCCTGCACGACGACAGCGTTCGGCGGCGCATCCGGCCCGCGCAACAGGGCGTCCACCGGGTCCGTCTTGAAGCGTGGGTTCCACGAGAACCACAGCTCTGATTTCGGCTTGCGGATGGTCGGGCGCAGCATGTCGAGCGACTTCTGGCTCAACGTCTGCGCTTCCTCGACCCAAGCGACGTCATATCCTTCGAGCGACTTGATCGACTCGGCCGTGTGGTTCGCCATCCCTTCGAAGATGATCTGACCGCCGTGAATGCTCTTGATCAACGCGTCCTGCACGTCGAAGTAGTAGCCTGCGTTCATCGTCTGGATCTTCGATTCCAGCAGCTTCTTGACCGACTGCTGCAGCGATTTCTGCTTCTCGCGCACACAGACCACGTCCGTCTTTTCCATCGCCGAACGCTCGATAACCGACTCGCCGAAGAAGTGCGACTTGCCGGAGCCCCGACCGCCGTGCGCGCCCTTGTAGCGGGCAGGCTCGAGCAGCGGCAGGAACACCCGCGGCGTGTCCAGCACCAGCTCCGGCCCGCTCATTTCGTCTCAACCGCCTTCGAGTCGATGATGCGACGCGTGATCGTTCCGATTCGGCCGCTCACCGGGTTGTTGATGCGCTCGATCTCTTCCTTGTTCGCGCGCAGCAGACTCACCCCTATCTCGCTCGCCTCATTCGCGAGCTTGGTCAGCGCGGCGATGCCCCGCAGAGAGCCGATGCTCTGCTCGTTCAGCGGCTGCACGTCGTCGATCTCTTGCGCCTTGGCGTGGGCGATTCCTGACAGCCGATGAGCCGTAGCGGCCCCGAAGCGCGCAGCGCCCGCGAGGTGATCGCTGATCGCTTTGAGATCATCGGCAAGTGAACGAGCGGCCATCTGTTCAGAAACGTTCAGAAATGATAGCGCCTTCTCGGCCTCCACAACCTTGCTGGCCGCGTCTTTGATGGCTTCATGGCGTTTCGAAAACCGTGTGGAAACTGCCGCCTTGCTGACGCCGTATTCACGGGAAAGCTCGGCCGCCGACTCGCCCGCGAGTAGGCGCTTTCCGATCGCCTCCCATTGGGCGTCGGTGAGTTTCGACGGGCGCCCCATCACTGCACCTCGGCCAGGAAGCGGCGCTCGATGCTGCCGACCATACCGGTATCGATCATCTCGACCGTCACCCACATAGGATCATCGACAACATCGTCCCGCACGTTGTAGCCCGGGTCGGAAATTACCCGCACCCGCTTTCCGTCGTTCGGGCTCGCCGGGCAGCAAATGACGTGCGTCGCGTCCATCACACTGCCCCGTGCCAGCCGCTAATCGAGAACGTGAAGCCGCGATCGCCGAAACGCACGAAGAGCGGCACGCGGTAGCTCAGCGCCCGGATCTTCTGCGCCATGTGATGCACCGCACCCAGTGGAGGCATCGGCACTAGCACGCGGCTTGTCGCTGGGCGATTCATTCGAGCACCCCACATACGTCCGCTTCCTGCATGATGAGGTAGCGCTTGCCCTCTTCCCGATGCTCGCGATGTTCGAACTCGCCGAAAACGATCCGGTCGCCTACGTTCAGCACCAACGGCACGCGGTGGCCTGCGCTGTTGCGCTTGCCCGGGCCCACGGCCACAACCACGCCAGTCTTGCCGAGATGCCGCTTGCTCTCGATCGTCTGGCTCACCTTCACGACGATTCCAGCGTCGGTCACGTCGTCGCGCAGATCGTCGGGTTCCACAACGATTCGGTCTTCGGTCGGTTGGATCATCGTTTCTTTCCAAAAGCGCGGCGGGCAGCCGCATCGATCTTCTTGCGCTCGGCTGGCGTGGCGTAGCGCTCGTAGCTCTCGGCCGCGCGGATGTGCGCTTTGTCCTCAAGCGGGAACTTGCGGTCCTTGGGATCAGCGAAGTCCGACGGCTTCAGGCGCTTTCGAGCCAGGCTGCTCAGCTTTGCCATTCGGGCCTCAGGAATAAAAAAGCCCCGCTCAATGGCGAGGCAAACCGAC